TTGCCACGCGCTAACGCCTAGAGGGAGTGTACCCTTTTTGGCCTTCTCCTTGTCCTTCTTGACCGCGCTTTGGCAGAGAGTGAGGCGTTTCTCGGCGACAGCGACATGCTTCTCCAACTTCGAGATGCTTGCCGCTGCCTTCCGAGCCGCCTTGAGCTCCTCCGAAGCATGGCGTGCATCGCGCTTAGCCGCTTCGAGTTTGCGCTCCTTCTCCTTCCACTCACGCAGTTGGATGAGGGTGATAATGGGCTTAGTGCTCTTTTTCATGGGGTACCTTTCGTGTTTCCGTTGATGTGTCTATTGGCAGCGAACGTGACAGGCGTGCAGAGCGTCGAGAGTCTTGGCGTCTGCGATGCACTGCGGGTTCATGAGATTGCCGGCGCTCCTACAGATGTCGTAGCACCTCGAGCCCGAAGGTGTCACGCCGCCCTCCGGACAGTGGAAATTGCGCATTACAACGCATGCGCGAGCGCAGGGAGTGGGTGCCTCCTCGATGGTCTCATTAGGACCATCAAAGCCTGCATCGAGTGGAGGTACGTAGACGATGTCAGGCTCGACGGGCGGACACGTTTTGCAGCACCCGGAGATGAGCAGCATCGGAACGACGGAAAAGGCGAGTAGTGACAGTTTCATAGTGCCTCCGGAGCAGAAACGACAACGCCCCCGAGCTTGACCCATTCGAGCGCCAATCCATCATGCATGGCGTCAAGGTCGAGCACGGCGACAGCGGTAGTGAATAAGACGTCCACCTTCTTTTTGGGTGTCCCCTCGCGATTCATGAGGAACACGGTGAAGCTGCCGACACCGTGAGTTCCGCTGAGAATCGTCGATTGGACACGTTCTAGTAGCGGCACGTCACTGGCGTCTTCGGGGATGGCCCGACACAGGTGCATAACGCTGGGATCGAACGGGTCCGACATGATAGCCGCGAGCGGAGTCTCGAACCCTCCGATGAATGCCCCGAAACGGAACATCTTCAGGTAGGCGTGGAGTCCTACGCGGCTCATCGGATGTTCCTCGGGTCGGGAATGACCGTGAGGACGATGAAGTCCGAGCACGACGGAGTGACGAGGCGATCGTACGAGACCTCGTAGCGCCCAGTCTTGCCCCAGCTCGTGCCCCACGAGTTGTCGCCGAACATGACGCGACGCTTGCGGTCGTACCCGGTGAGGACGGTGTAATGGCCGCCGTTCGTCGCCCCCTTGTGAGGGCCGAGCGGAGCGCCACCTGCGTAGTCGTTGAAAGCACGGTCGACATCCTGCGCGTACGGGACGGTGAACCCCGACGCGAGAATACGTTCCAGCTCTTCGAGGAATTCCTTCTCGCGGCCCTGAGCGGCAGGTACGCGATGGAACTTGGCGATCTTCGCGTCATAGCCGGCCGTGAGGACGTCCACGGGCAAAGCAGCGTTGACAGTCGATTCGTTCCACCGAAGACGCTTCTCGCTGACGATGCCGTGAAGCAGCATCCCGAGCGCGGCCTCACGCGGATAGCAACCACCGTCGAGGATGAAGTTGCCCTGCTCGTCTTTCGGATCGTTTCGCCGCGCGACACCGTAGATACCGTGCTTGGCAGGAATGATCGTTTCGTCAGGCTTCGTGCCGTAGAGAAAAGCGATTCGCGCATTGATGTGGCGCGAAAAGCCGAACGCTACGCACTCGGACGTCATCCCCTGATCCCAGATTGATGCCGTTTTCAGCTCGACAAGATCCGGGGTAGGGGAGCTGGGAGGGAGCAAGCCGCCGACCGGGCGAATCTCCCAAGAGCCGTCCGCTTTTCGCGTGCCGGCGACCGGGTAGTCTCGTGGATCGGGCTTGTCGAGGATGTGGCCGGTTCCACGATAAGTGGACCAACTCGTCTTTACGCTCTCCTCCACGGGGAGCGCTGGAACGGTCTCGGCTTCCGTGACAGGCGTGGGCGGACGCTTCGAGGGCATCAGTGCGCTCCTGCGTCGACGAACGACTGCCCGGCGTCCGCGGTTTCCCACGTGACGCCCTGCTTGCGACCAGCCTCGCGTTGGGCGATGAGCTTGCGGACGATCGGCAGGAGGTCCGTCGCGATGTGACAGACCTCGGCGAGCTTCTCCTCCTGCGTGATGGTCTCGTTGAAGATGCACGCGAGCTGCACGGCGTCGAGCGCGGAGTTTGCGTGCTTCTCGAGGAACGAGCACCCCTCCATAGCCGTGACGGCGCTGACGGCGAGTATGAAGGTGAGCGAAGTCTTGAGAACCGTCTTTCGGGTGATGTTCATGGGTCAGTCCTTTCCTGCATCGCGCGGTCCCGCCGCGCACGGGTCAGGCCACGTCGAGCCCTTGGGGCACGGTGGCAAGTCACTTTCCTTGTAGCAGCCCCACGAGGCGGCGCCGAGAACAACGACCATTCCCACGCTGAGAAGGGCGAGCGGGATCAGCACGAGGCTGGATGCGAGCTTGTACATCGGGGCATTTCCTCTTTCTTACAGGACGAGCAACTCCCCCGAACCATGACGGGAGAGGCGCCGGTTAGGTCGGCCATGGCCTCGAGGACCGGGCCGACGTCTTCGTTGATGTTTTCTTCGGTCATCCACGCGATGCCGTACTTGCGTCCGAGACGGTCACGGCAGGTAATGCAGATTACGGGTACAGCGCCGGAGGCGAGGTTGTTCGAGCAGGCTTCGCAGACCGCTTCGTTGCCCTCGTCTCCGCAAAGCTCACAGTTCATCGAGATGCTCCGGGCTGTCACCTGCAATGGCCGTGGTGCTGTCATCCGTACGAGGACGCACGGGAACGGCGCGCGAAGGAACCTCCTCGAGCGTGACAGGAACAGGGCTCGCCGGCAGAGCAAGAACGTCCGGCTGTACCCAAGAAACAGAGCGTCCGAAGTCCGGGTGGTGCGCGCCTTCCGGAGCCACGCTGCTCCAGTGAACGCCGATAGGACCGCGCGTGCTGGCGCCGCTCCAGTCCACGCCGATGACGCGACCCGGCCATCCGTCCTTGTGCACGACGTCGACACCCTCGACGAACACGACGTGCGGCGGTTCGCTGACGTCGATGCCCCGATTGAGTAGGTCTTCGATCGCCTTTGCGATGTCCTCACGCTTCGAGTTACCGAACGCCTTCTCGAAGTCCTTCGACTCCATCTGGCGTACACGAGCAATGGCGTCGCGCGCGAATTGCTTCTCGGCCGCGTATTCCTCCTGCGGCTCACCGCCGAGCAGTTCGATGGCCTTTTCGAGGTAGTAGCGTGCCTTCTTCAGGTCCTTCAGCGCGTCCACGTTCGGATCGCCCTTGAGGCCGTGTCGCCAGACGTACTTGATGACGCTGCCGATGTTGAAATCGTGGTGCTTGATGACGTCGATGCACTCCACGCCGCTCGGGTGGACGTTGTAGTGCTTCGCCTTGGTGATCTCGTCGAACTTCTTCTCGTCGTTCATTGGGTCCTGTCTCTGGTCGGTTGGTCAATCACATAAAAGAACTGCCTGATGGCAGCGATGAGGTTGGGAAGCTTACTGCGATCCTTCTTCTGGAGCCAGTTGAAGGCTTTGCAGACGTTGTAAATTCCGATTAGCTGTTTTCTCGAGTACCAGCGGTTGACGATCGTGTTGTCACGGACGCGGAAAAGCGCTGCCGGAAAGCCGTGAGCTTTTTCCCACTTATAGAGGCAGCGCTGATTCCTCTCGAGGACGGAGCAGAGCGCGCCGGAGGTGTAGAGTTCGACCTCGACGCCATCAATGACGAATTTCCGTCCCTTGACGGTCTGCTCGCGACCTTTGGAGTCGGTCCACGAGTAGGTGCAGTTCCAGCTCTTGTCGCGCCATCGTATAGCGCGCGAAACTCGTCGATTCGTGGGAGTAGGCATGCTCGGCTCACCGTCTTGATCGTGGCGCCGGGGTCGATCTCCAAGATGGTCGATCTCATGGCGTCGGTTTTCCTGTCAATGCTGTCATAGGTCGGATGGTTGAAAACAATGACTAGTGATTTTCGCTTGTCCTCCACAAGCCGGTCGATGCGCCCTACGGCCTGGCGCAAGAACCCGTCGTCGTCGGTGGGATAGAGCAACACGAGCGTGTCCAGGCGCTCAATATCGAGCGCGCGTCCCGCGATCTGCCAAGTAGCAAAGATGACCTGATGCTTGAACGCTTCTTCTCGCGCGTCCGCCTTCACGTTGCCTGTCACGAGCGACGAGTCCATACCCATCTCTTCGCGTGCCGCCGTGTCGAGCGCCTCGAGCTGGTCGGTGCGGGAGCCGAGCACGAGAACGTTTCGCCCGGTCGCCTGCGCCTTGAACACCTCGGCGAGGATTTGGAGATTGAATTCCACGCTGACGCCGGCAGCCGTCTCGTACGTCGGACGGTGGAACCGGGGCCGCGGCCATTGGGGCATCCTCTTATAGAGGGCCTTCGCGAGCTGCACCCTGCGCTTCCGCTTTCCTTTGCCCACGTCGATGTATTCCTCGAGCTGCTCGGGGCTGAGTACCTGCGGCAGGTTGATGAAGTACCACTGGCTGCTCTGGTCGCGCGAGAGGTCGACATACGCTGGCTTGAGCCCGCCCGCATGGAGCAGGAACACCGGATGCAGGCCGTCCTTCCGCTCGGGCGTAGCCGTGAGGATGAGGCGCTCGCCAGGGAAGCAGGGCAGAAGATTCTGACTCTGGTTCGCCCCGAGCACGTGCGCCTCGTCCACGATGATGAGCCCGAACTGGTCGCAGAATTCCGCCGTCAGGTCTCGCCTGCGTAGCGTGGGTATCATCGCGATCGTGATGTGTCTGCCGACGCCCCAGTAGTTACCTTGTACGCGGCCGATATCCTTCTCCTTGATCCCGAGGTAACTTTCGATGCGCCTCATCCACTGGTTGATCAGAAAGTCCTGGTCAACGATGATTAGAGTCTTTTTCGAGAGCGCCGCGGCGTACCAGAGTGCGAGGACGGTTTTTCCCTTCCCGCAGCCCAAGCAAAGAAGCTTGTCGCCCTGCACGTCACGCAGCGCGTTGACGGCCGGGTACTGGTATTCGCGTAGCTCTCCCTTGAAGCGGAAGCCGGGAACGTGCGGCCACTCGGGCCGAAGGTCCACGATCTCCGGAATTGCGATTAGACGGTTGCGGCATCCGCCTCCTCGCGCGTCCCACGGGGGATTGTACCCTCGCGGCAGAATGACGTAATCGTTGTCCTCCTCGTACAAGAGGATCGCGGGGACATCGTCTTCCTTCATGGCGTAACCCATGGAGGCTTTCTCAGCGTATTTGAGATTGGTGATCGTCAGCTCTGCTCTGACCCGCCGCATGTCGAGCAGGTGCTTTGGCACCCGTAAATGGCTATAAAGAGTGGTTTGCATGGCGCTCCAGGTAGTTGATGGCAGCCCGGAGAAGTTTGGGATCGTCAAAGAAGAACCCGAGCCCTCCGTTACAGTTGGCGCAGAGGATATCCCGAGGCTGGCCGGTCTCATGAGAATGATCGGCGTACCCTCGCTCCATCTCCTTGCCGCAGATACGACAACGCCCAGCTTGTGCAAGCCAGGCGGCATCGTAGCGTTCCTTTGACCAGCCCGTGTTTCGTAGCCGGTTTCGCGCGGTAGCCGCGCTGATGAATTCCTTGGTCTTACTCCGTTTCTGGTGACAGGTCTTGCAGGTCGTCTGTAATCCGTCATTAGTGCGCGAGCACTTGTAGAAAGAATCCAGCGGCCTCTTCAACCGACACGTCGAACAGCGCTTAGTCGGTTTTTGCATGCCCTCAAGGTGCCATGCCGGCGCTAATCAGTAAATAGCCGCCTAAGATTCGGGCAGATAGAGGCGCTCGCCGTTCATCGGGCCAAAAAGCTCGAGGGCTTTACCACGAAGTTGCGGCAAATCCTTGACGTTCACCGGGCCAGCGACGTTGGGGACCTCGAAGGCCCAGACGAACGAAAGCGCAGGGATCGTGATGCGCACGTACGCTCCTCGCATGACGTCCACCTGCCAGAGCCCGTGCTCGTTTGGATGCACGGTTGCCGTACGCGGCTGCAAGAGAAGCGGCCTGCCGTTTTGAGCAACGATGCCTTCAGGACCCTGAATCCAGCGCTCGCCGGTCGAGCCCGTCGCCTCCACGAAAACAGGGATGCTTTGGTCGACGAATCCGAGAGCGTCTCGCACATACCCGATGACAGTGCAGAGAGACGGCTCAGCCGGCGCAGTGATGATCGTGAGCGGATCACTGTCCCCTGCGTTGCCGGACGCGACGATGCGGTAGACGAAGCCGACGTCACCACTCGAGTCGTCGTAGAAGAATTGCCGGCTCTGCTTGTCGTAGTTCGGCCCCGCGACGTTGAACGGGATGAGAGCCACCTGCGTGTAGCTCGCGCCCTTGTCGTCGCTCCGATAGACGGTGAACGACGTGATGGCCTGGGAAAGATCGGGGGTCCAGTAAATCTTGGCAGCCATGGTTACCTCTTCGGCTTGGGTTGTTTGGACGGAACGGTAGCCCCGCCGCCGACAGAATTCTGCTGCCGCGGAGAGACGACAACACCACCAGCGACAGCGTTCGGCTGACGCGGAGCGGTGACACTTCCTCCAACCGCCGACGGTTGCGGCTCTCCAGCGTAAGAGAGGAAGCCGACAGCTCGGGCGACAGTGTAGAGGGCACCCAACGTAGCAGACGCCTGGCCAGAGACAGCCACGGAGCCTTGGGCATTCGTCATGAACGCTCCGAAGACGACACTCGCATCACCGATGCGGTTCGCCAGCGGAACGTGGCCATCTCCAACGGTCGTCAGCGGAGCAAGTGTGGCCTGAGCGGCACCCGTGATGCTGACAGAGCCCGTCGCCAAGCCCGTGAGAGGAGCAAGCGTAGTGCTGACGTTTCCTCGGACGTCCGGATTACCGGCTCCGATCGACGTCAACGCGCCCAGCGTGACGGTGGCGTTTCCCTGATTAGTGACAGATCCGGCAGCGACGGTGGCAAACGCACCCAAAGTGCAGCTCGCCCCGCCGTTGACAGCAACGCTGCCGGTCGCCGTCGAAGTGAGTGCCGCAAGAGTCGTGCTCGCATCACCAGTGATAGTGCCGAGCGAGCCGACGACGCCAGCCGCAGAAGTAGTGAGGGCTGCGAGGGTTGCAGCCGCCGAAGCATTCACCGAGACGCTTCCGGCCGCGTTCGTTACGAGTGCGCCGATCGTGATGTTCGCCGCACCATTGACGGCGACGCTTCCGGCTGCCGATGTCGTGAGCGGGTCGAGCGCTTTGCTGGCAGCACCGTTCACGCTGACGGAGCCAGCCGCCGTGCTCGTAAGAGGATCGAGCGTTTTGCTTGCAGCGCCAGTAACCTGCGGATTGCCTGCGGCCGAGGTCAGCAAGGCGCCGAGGATCGAGCTGGCAATGCCAGTGATTCCTACGGAGCCAGCCGCACTCGTTGTGAGCGCTCCGAGCGTCTTGCTTGCGGCGGCGTTTACGGCGACAGAGCCCGCAGCATTCGTGGTGAGCGCACCCAGCGTTTTGCTCGCCGCGCCGTTGAGAGCTACGGAGCCGGCCGCCGACGTGGTAAGCGCGCCGATCGTCTTAGCGGCAGCGCCGTTGACCTTTACAGAGCCCGCAGCGGATGTGGTGAGTGCGGCAAGCGTAGTGGACGCCGCGCCGTTGACGCCGCCTCCGCCCGCAGGCGTCGACCACCATTCCGACATGGCGGCATCGAGCGAGGCGATCTCGGTCGAGCCGAACGTTGCACGCTGAATAAGGCCAAAACAACCAATCTTGCAGTCGGAAGCCTCAGATCCAGCGCTCGTCGCTCCAACAGACTTGTCGTTCGTCCACTCCGTCCGAAGCGCCGTTGTAAGACCTGTCGCCGTCGAGGTTTGCGCAGTGCCGTTGATGTAGAGAGTTCCGACACCTGTAGCGGCGTCCGCGACGAAGATGACCCTAACGACGGTGAGGTCGAGGTTCACGTCCGACGTTGCACCCCAGCGCCAGAGCTGACCGTAGAAATGTAGGAAGTAGTCGTTGTTGAAGTCGATGAAGCGGTAGAAGTCGCTATCCTGTAGCGCGTTGAGCTTCAGGATGAAGAATTCAACCCATTTGCCCGAGCCGGTCCATGTCGCAAGGCTGGCGCTCGGGACTGCTCCGCCAGTGTTGAACCACTGAGTGCCATTGAAGTTGAGGATCTTTCGACCGCTCGGAGCGGTGCTTGTATCCGCTGTCGGCCGCGAGCCGGAGGTCGCTTGCGTGAGATCGGAAGCGATGGCCTTGTCATCGATCCAGTGACCTGTCGACGAGTTGTAGTTCTCTCCGAAAAACGCCTTAGTGTCAGACGGCCAGAGAGCTGCGGGAAGTGTCATCGAACCACCCCGTCAAAAGAGTAATAGTGTGCTTTTAGGGCGCTCCCGAGAAGCGCGTACGGCAATGCCATGCTCAGGCCCTCCTAGAAAACGCCCTAATCACACTAGCGGTTACGCGTTCGCAGCGAGGATGTCGAACGAGTTTTGCGTGACCGGCTGGCCAGACGCGATCGAAACGTTGTCGAGTGTGAGGTCGCCGCCGCCGCCCGTCGCCGTGATCGTACCCTGCCAATGACAGTTGGTGCCGGCGGTATCGTAGATCCGGTAGTACCCAGCGCTGCCGGTTCCAGATGCCGTGCCGGACCAAGTTCCCGATTTGGATTTCGATCCCGCCGATGCGGCGGCCATCCAGTCGGACGGCAGAGACATCTCGACGAGAAGCGTACCCGACGCCGCCGTTGCGCAGTTCGCCGGCATAGCGCCGGTGTAGTAGCGCAGCTTTGGGGCGGTACCGATGAGGGTCTCGATGGCGTCGAGGATAGCGTTACGAACCGCAGCAGATGCTTGAACAGACATTAGCTTTTCTCCTTCTTGAAGTCCGTGGAGTCTACGACGACGGGGATGGACTGTCCCGCGTCATCCTTTTTCTTCTCGACGAGCGCGAGAAGTTTCAGCCACCCAGGCTCAGGACGGTTCGTGTAGTACGCGCGGATAGCCAGCGTGACCACGACGACGAGCATGCCTGGCGCTAGACCCTTCTTCCAGTCCGGCAGTGCGAGGAGCAGGCCGTAAAACCAGCCAAGCGCCGCGATGACCGTGGATTGCCAGTGCTTCGGGATCGCCGCCGGGATCTTCGTGTCGTCCGCGAAGAGACGGACGAAGTAGCCGACGATGAGGATACCCAGCGGGAGCCACGCCTCCTGCTTGAGAAGTCCGAGTGCTGTATTGAAGTCGAAATCCATACTAGTCCCTCCTTACCAGTTGTCGCCCGAGGCGCCGCCGTCGTACAAGTTGTCGACCGTGCCGGCTCCGGAGAAGAACGCGGCCGTGGCGGCCATGCGGTTCCCGCTCGCGTAGCAGGTGCCGGAAGTGTTGAGGTAGAAGAAGACGACACCTTGCCCGTAGTTCTCGGCCACGAGAACTTGGTTCGAGTCCACTCCATCAAGATTGTGGACAGTGGTGACGCTGTTCGGAAGCACGAGCTGGTTCCTCGCGATGAGACCCTGCCGTGCGTTGAAGAAGATGTTCGAGTAGACGCCGCTGTTGATGTCACCCAAGAACGCGACGTGAACGATTTGGTTGTCGCAAATCTCGAACGACGCGATCTTCCCTCCGGAGAGAGCGTCCGCAGAGGTGACACCGTTGCTCACGGCCATATACGTCATGCCGGAGCAAAGCATGATTGGTACGAATACCCAGAGCTTGGTATCAGCGGGCGGAGCCTGACCGCTGAGCGTGGCGAGTGACGTCTGATATGCCGGGTTTGCGCCCGTCGATGCAACGGCTCGCTGAGAAATGACGTTCCTGTTCACCTTGATGGATCGGCCGTTGGCAGCCGCAACGCCGGTAACAGCCTGCGCGCTGAGAATGATGCCGACGGCGCAGCTCGTGTGGTCCACCCAGTTGCCCGCCTGATCCATGCGGCTGATGATCGAGCGCCACGCGAACGGTCCCGTGGTGTGGCCGCCAAGATCAAAGCGATTTCCGGACACCTCGATGTGCTCGATGAGATGCGACGCGACGAGTCCGGTGTGCGGAGTGTCGAGACCGCAGATGAAGCCGTAGATCACGGGCTGAAGGCTACTGGCCGTGCTCGCGCCCCACCCTGCGCTGGCTCCCGTGTTGTCCACGAACATCTGGACGTAGTTGTCGATGAACTTGACGTTGTAGACGGCCGGATTGGCGGTGTGGTTGCCGTTGGAGAGAACAGCCATCGCAGCCCAGAGCACGTACTTGGCAGCCGATGCACCGTCGCCGATGCTTCCCATGGAGAAGCTGCACTCGCGCACGACGAGCTTGCTGGTCGCTGCTCGGCCGTACGTGGCCGCGATGTATGCAGCCGTGTTGTACGACGTCCCGATCGCCAAGCTGTTCAGAGACCCGGCATAGCTGTTGGAGGAGTAGGACGTCGTCGTGCCCGCCTTCGGGACGCCTCGAGCCTCCGCGAACGTGCAGTTGTCGACCAAGATTTCGCCGACGGTGTTGCGGATGTCGAGCGAAGGGATCTTGGCGTCCACGTGGATGTAACGCCACTTGCAGCCACGGAAGGCTACGCGCGTCTGCTGGTAGCCCGACGCCCATGGCTTCACGACGACAGAGGCGTGCGTGCCCTGGTCTCGGCCGACCTCGAATTGGCAGTCCTCGATGAGCCATTTAGAGCCGCGCGTGACGGTGTACGGCAGCGTGGTGCCCTCGAGAAAGAGCTGCTGCGCGACGAAGTTGGAACCCGCCGTTCCCCAGTGGTCCCAGCCAGTCCAGTTTCCGCCCGTGAACGTGCACCCCTTGAGCGTGACGTGATTGGCGTTGATGTAGAGGCCGCCGCCCTCGAAGTGGCAGTTCTCGAGGATGACCTCCGCTCCCTGCAAGTACATCAGGTAAGCGTGACGGTGCGTGGCATCCGGCGATTGGTTGACCGTGGTGCTGTACTTGAAAGTCATATTACGGAGGACAATTCGGTGAGCCCGCAGCTCGACGTCCGCAATGTCTCCGTTCACACGCCCCGTGCTGTAGACAGCCCACATGTCGAGGAGCGAGTGACCGGGGCCGTCTCCTTCGAGCTCGATCCGATTGTTGCTCGAAGAGTATTGCGCGAGCATCGATGCAGCTTCGGCCGCAGTGCCGTATTTATGAACCCTGCGGGCGAGCGCCCAGGAGCCTCTCTTACCAAGGGTCTTGAGATGACGGCTGAGACCCAGTGCTCCGCTGCCTCCTCCAGATGCGAGAAGCGACATGCCGGCCTCGAGCGCGTACGACTGGCTGCCGTGCCCGTGCCCGCTCTGGGACGCAATAAAGGTGTAATCCGAGTTTAGGGCGAGCGTCGGATCGTCAAAGACAGGTTGAGACGCGTTTCCTCGAGTGACGCGCCCGTTCCACCAGATCAAGTCGTTGCCCTGCCGGTAGCAAATGATGAACGTACTCGGGCTAGGGTTGTCGCCGAACGTTGCCAAGGACAGAACAACGAGCGGACGACTGGTAGCGTTTCCAACAGTCCCGCCGATGGATCGAACGTTATCGGTGATGAGGTTCGTATCACCGATCTTGGTCTCCATGCAGTTCGCCACGGCCGTCGGCTGCGGAGCGATGTAGCCAAGCGCGGAGCCGTCGGGAATAACCCAGCCTGCCGTAATATCGTACGCAATGGACGATCCGTTGACCGTGGTTCCAGTGCCACGATCCCAGCCAGCAGCGGCTCGGTTTGCGATGACGTGGCGACGATGTCCGGCTTTACGAAGCTGAAGGCCGCCCGCATAGCTACTCCCGCCGCTGAGCATCGTGCCAATGTGCAAACGCGAACTAGTAACATCCCAGTACGTGATGCCGTCTTCACCTGCGTTGTAAGCGTCGTCAGTGGCGGTAGCAGCGCTGCCACCTTTCAGGAATTTGGGGAACGTCTGCTTTTGGTTGTAATCGCCCGTCGTCGACTGGCTCATGCCGTACGAACGGCCAGCCTCGATGATGGCTCCGACGCGCTCGTACTTGGCGATGAAGATCCGCGCAGTGTTGCCCTTCCAGACCGCTGCATCTGCAACGATGGGCAGGGCGGCAGCGGCGGCAAAGGCGTCTTCCCAGGTGTCGTTGTTGGGGTCGACCTGCGTGATCTCGACCTTGTTCCACGTCATGGAGCAGACTTGGCGAACAGACGCTTCGCCAACGTTCGGAATGGCGATGCTCGCGTCCGTAGTCGAGTCTTTCTCTCCGAACACGACATCGACGTAGATCAGGCCGACCTTGTAGGTAACGCCGGTGTCGCCGAAGACGACGCCTACCGAGGCAAGGTCGAGGTCCGCATCCAACACGAGCTGGAAGCCATCGAAGAAGAGAGCACCCTTCTTGATGAAAATCGTATTGGTGCCCGTAGAGTAAGGCTGCCACTCCTCTCCAACCGTGAAGCCGGTGGCAATCCGCCCAGACGTCGTCGCCCGTAGCGAACACATGGCCGCCATGGCGTTCTCGGCGCTCTGAACCCTGAGGATGTCCTGCGCCTCGTTGAATTCCGAGTCAACGACAGGGATGCCGATCTGCTCGACAACCTTGACGCGGTTTTTACCACGAGAAAACGAATTACGAGAGATACGGGCCATGGCTGTTTCCTTTCAGGGGAACGTCTCGAACTTGACGAACGGCCGAATCTCCGCAGGGACGAAGCTCGGCAAAATGGAGGTGAGGATGGAGTACCGGATCGCGTTCTTCTCGCTGAGGATGACGTAATGCGAATTAGCCTGCGCGAGAGTGTCGAGGTCTCCGGCACCCGGAGGAATGTCTGCGGAAAGTTCGGTAGCGGTGTTGCCTGCGATGCGGAAAATCTTCGTCTGGTTCCAGTCGGGGAGCAAGTAGTACCCGGTCCATTCGTTGTTGGTCCAGGTCTTGGTGGAGTCCTGCAAGAGTGAGCCGCTCACCAGTGTGGCCTTTCCGAGGTCCTCATGCACGTTCTGCACGATGACAGAGACGTCGACAGGAGTAGGCGACCAACCGATGCCGAGCGTTGAGGACGAGGACGTGATGAGAGACCACGGGCCAACCTCGATTTCGTCCTTCAGGCGGATGTCCCAGAGCGGGTGGTACGTCAGCGTGAATTCACCCGAGTAGATCTTCGCGCGGAGGAGCGGAATGCGCCCCGCGTACGTCGCTCCAGCCGGATCGAAGTCGGCCGCGATCGAGAAGGTGCCGCCCATTACGACACCGGAGGTCTGCAAGACGGTGTTGCCGAGTGAGTCCGTCGCAGAGCTGCTGATGATGTTCCGGATCACCCCGGTTCCATCCATGATCTTCAGCCCCGCGAACGCGTTATCTCCGAAGATCGGCTCGGCAGCCGGAGCCGGGTACTGCCAAGGGTAGTAACCGGGGTCGATGGCGTTGATGGTGAATGAAGTGCCGCCGGTTCCGCTGCCGACAATCTCCTTTCGGAGTTTTGCTGTCGGATCCGTGAACGTAACGACCTGCTGAAACGAGCCGTCCATCGCGCCCACGCTAGCGATGCATGCGAATGTGCCGAGCGCGTCGATGATGAAGTTTGCAGCCGGAGCCACAGCCAATTCGCCGCTAGTGGCCGTTCCGAGCGCGTTGAAGAATCGCGTCGCGAGGAACGTCACCTGTCCGGGGACAGAGATGTCCGGATTGTTGGAGAGCTGGTTGGAAATAAACTGATTGATGAACGATTCGTTGTCCCACGTGTACGCCAGATGGTTCACGCCGCAGAGCGCTTCGACCATTTCATCGCAGCGAGCGTCCCAGGTGCACACGACCTTCGCGAGATCGACGAGGCACTGGCAGATGCCTTTTTCCTTGTAGAGCCCGATGAGCGAAAACGCGAGACGACGCATCGTGGCCGCGTCGATCTGTCGACCTGCGGGAAGGCCGTAGTCCCAGAGCTGCGTTGCGAGCACGCCGTAGTTGTTCTGCGTGTCACCCAGCCGTCCCGCCGGCATCTCGTCGGGATCGCGAAGGTGAAGTGTTGCTTCGAGCAGTCCGCGGTAGATGTTCACGCCACACTGGAGCACGGAGCAGTAGTCGCGCTGCTTGTACTGTTGCGCGCCGCGCGCCGGGTCAGCGTCTGCCCTGCGAATCTCTCGAGGAAGCAGGTTGTAGACGTAGTCACCGTCCTGCGTGTTGTAGTCCTTGATCGACAGGCCCTGGCATTCCGCGCTCAGTGAGTGCAGCCAAGTCGTACCGTTGTACGAGATGAAAATAGTGTAGTAATAGAACTTATTCTCGTTGAGCGCCTTGTTCGTCGTGTTGAGCGGACCGGAGTAGACGCCGTCCACGAATGCGTTGATGACCACCCCGGAGTAGATGTCCTCGCCCGGATCGTCCGTGAAGCGCGGGTACCCTTGCGACGAGCGCCGGATCTTTACGTGGGTGACGCCGGCCGGATTGGTCCACGTCAGGTCGATGCGTTTGCCCTCGCACCACGTCTTCGCCACGAGGTCCGAAACGTCGTCGAGCGCGACATAGAACGAGAACGAGAAGTACCCGGCCCGGCCCGCAACGTCCTTCGCGTAGACGGTGATGGCGCACGTCTTTTTCACGGAGGCAGGACGAGTCGTGATCGTAAACGACCTCGAGCCATCGGCTTCCGTGATCTCGGTTCCGGAGTAGCCAACCTGGAAGCCGGAGCCAGCGTCATATGCAAGCACGCCGTCGATCCAGACCTTTTCAGTGGTCTCGTCGATAAGGATGCCACAAGGCTCGCCGAAACTCGGATTGGTTACGTCCGGGGCCTTGAAGTTGAACGAAATGTCGGCGTTGTTAGCATTGTTGGACGACCCGTTTGCCGGAGTGCTCGTGATGAGCCGTGGCGGAGCGCTGTTGATCCAAAGACGAACGAGATACTCGTGGATGTCGAGCATCTGGGCCGGGGTTTTCGCCCCGTTGAACGTCATCCACTCGGCCTCGTAGCCGTCGTACGTGTCATCCGTGCCAGTCTTGCCGGCGCCATGTGCTGTCAGAGTGACGTTGGCCCACGTGCCTAGAAGGCCAAAACCCGTCCCAGGCGTGAAACTTTGATCATCGATATAAAACGTCACGGCCATCGTGCTGCTGTCGATGGTCACGCCAAGGGTGTGCCACTCACCATCGTAGATCGACGGCTTGGAAACCCACGTGGGAGTACGAACTGTTTCCCATCCAAGAGACGTTTTGATGTGCAGTTCAAGGTTATCGCCATTGATTCCGAATTGCACCGTTGTCGAGACGAGAGTGTCGCCGAAAAGGGTCATCGGCGGGTTTTCGGTGGGGTTCACCGCCGTGATGTCGAACTTCACCGGCTTGACGAAGGCGACAAACGTGAAGCCAGCCGTGAACGTCTCGGTAGGTGACAGCGTCAGATAGTCGTCGGTCGCTTGCTGATACAGAAGCGCAGGCAAACCGAGAGAAAGGCCAGGACCTTGCGCGATAAAGCTGGGTGCGGACATTTATTGCTCCTAATATGCTTTGAGGTACGTTCACACAGCTCCAAAGCGACACTGAGACCACTTGTTTAGCTTCACAAGGTCTCCTCCAGAAATGACGCCATTGACCACGATGGCCGCGCCGAGAACGCCGTCGAAGCCATCGGAGTTCAGGTAACCATCGCCAACGTGATCGTAATAAGACGCAGCTGTACCACCAGGACTGGCGGTAGCACCTTGCTGCGACGCACCATGGTAGAGTTTGATATCTGGGGTCGCGTCGCCCGTCACGCCGATGAGATGCGGGTTACCATCATTCAGCCCCGACCCTCGCGTCACGATCGCGGAGTCGTACTTCTGATACGCGATAGCGCCGCCCGCAGCACCGAATCCATTCCAGCCACTGCCGCCGAAGATCGTTAGCGGCGCATTGAGGTTGTACAGCGCTGTGTTGTCGGACGAAGTCCACTTCGCAACGGCGAAATAAGACCACGCGGTCACGCCCGCGAGTCCGGTGCCGTCGAGCCACTGTTCTGGTGAGAACTGAACGCCAGGCAAGGAGCCGAACGCGTTGGACACTACCGTCGGTTTATTGGCGCCTACCGATTGCGTGTATGCGTAAGCGTTCGAGCTCTGATCTGTCCAAGACAGGACGCCGCCGCCAACCGCAATCACACCCTTATTAGAATCGAGGTAGGCAAAGATGTTCGTGATCTGCGCCGGACTCCAAGCCTCAATCGTGAGGGTGTTGCTTGACCCGTTAGCCGTCGTCACCTGCACGTTGTACGAGCCCGCCGCCTTAGCCGGCATTGTGAACGTCAGCGACGTTGACGTGTTCGCGGTAATCGTCGCGCTCGAAACGTCGACGACACACGACGTTGCACCAGTGAGGTACATGCCCGTGATTGTGATCGAAGCGCCGCCTGCGATGTCAGCAAGGTCGAAATTGAGCGAGGTGAGCACCGGCGGCAGTGCAGGATTTATAGCAATGATTCCGCCGTTTGGTTCTTGATCAGCCCAAGACACAACCTTTCCGCTAACGGCAACAAGTCCCTGAAAGACGCGAGCAAGAATACGCAAACCAGAGATGTCACTGGGTTTGATAATTGCCATTAGACTCGCGCTCCTCCGCTGGTGCGTGTGGTGAGATTCGCGTCGAGGAATTCCGGGTACTCATCATCCTTGAGGCGGATGTCGCTGACGTGTGGAAAGACATCGAGCGTGAACGAGTCGCCGGAGACGAACGGAGAGGCGCCGGCAACCACCGTAAATCGAACGTTCTCGTCGGAGCTGACATACTCGCTGCCGACGTTCACAAGCTGAACGACGGGGTTGTAGAGGTAGTACTCCTGGCCCACCTGGGTGAGTGTGAAGAGCGACACGCCTCCGAGGCCAGTAGCCGAGATGGTCTGCTCCGAAGCCGAGCCGACGGCAACGGTGCTCACCGAGTTCCGATCCGGGGCAAGCAACCAGCCGGCGTACGAGCTGATACCCTCGAGCGAGAAGTCCTTCTCATCGTCAACAAGGTCGGTATCTGCGAGGGCAGAGACACGACCCACGATGCGCTCGTAGACACGGTATTGCGCCGACGACACAAGCTCGATGAAGAATTCCCGACGACGCTGGCGGCTGGTCACCACGATGTTGGAAACGGTGCCATCGCCGCTGTTGCCGCTGTCACGCGCACGGGCAGCAGGTACGACGTCGAGTTGGAGGATCTCGGCACGGTCGAGACCTGCCTTCTTCAGGTCGTCGAAATACGATTGAAGACGAGTTTGACCAAGGAGCAGCTCTTCGTTTCCGTCTGCCGTGATCGAGCGTCCGCCGAAGTCGAGCTGCGCGAAGTTCAGAAGACCCGTCCCGGTCGTGTTGAGGAGACCGTTGCGCGTGGCCTGGTTGACGTCGGCCGCACGGAAGTTCTCGTTCACGTGCAGCAGAACGTGGAACCGGACATCCTTGTAGATAGCGCCGGCCAGCTCGATACGCTTGCCGACCATCTTCTTGGTCTTCAAAAACGTGCTAACGCTATTTTTGAGCAAGCTCGTGGGTTGGCCTCCACCCGACGGAGCGATCCAGACGCGCACGCGGTTCGAGCCAGCCGGGATGCCAGCGGCAGCACGAGCCTTGGCAACGCCAGCAACCTGTTTTGCGAGTTTCTCGTGGTCGTCTTCAGTGACGGCACGCTCGAGTGTCGAGATGGTGGCAGGGATACCCTCGCGCGCCTCCTTCATGCTGGCCGCGTCATCGCCGCCGTTTGCCGACGCTGGATTGGTGACAGTGAGGACCTGCTGCGGAACGTTCACCTTTCGCTTGATCGTGTCCTTGCCCAGATTCCCGCGGCGCCCGCCGCCGATGCGGAAGGTCGCGCGAATCTCCGCGCCGTTGGCAGGGATGGCGCCGAACACGCCGTCACCGAACACGGCGAAGGTGTTGCCGTCATCCGTCTGGACGATCTTGTAGACCTGGCTCACGCTGCTCTGCGTGCTCCAGTTCGTGATCGGGCTCCAGCCAGCTCCGCCGACGGTGAGGCTAATCGACGATTTCACGACACCCTGCTGCGGGAATTGCCAGCGCTGGTTGGGTTGGTTGCCGGAAACACCGATTAGTTGGTTTACGAACAGCTCACCTTCGATACAGACGATGTCGACGTAGCCGACGCCCGGGTAGCTCGCAACGACGGTATCGACCGACGGCTGGTAGAAGACCTGATTGTCACCGTCCGCTTCGTTCGAGACAACGTTGGTCTTGTAGATCGTGAAGGGATAGACGCCGCCAGCATCGAGCGTGAAGCGCTCCGTGACGGTCGCACACTCGGCAGCCTTGGGCTCGTAGCTGAACGGCTTGCCAATGTTGACGAGGTTCTGCCGACGCATGACCGTGCCGGCGTACAGCTCCCGAATATGGGAGTTGAGCATGTACGTCAGCTTGTCACCGAGATACGCGGTGATGTCGAGCTGGATGACGCCCGGCTGAGTCTCGTTGTAGTCGGTCCAGCGATCAGGGTACTTCGCCTGCGCGAAGGACTTCATGTCCGTCTTCATCGACTCGAAGTCGGCGGACGTAAAGTCGATTACGGGAGTGCTGCGGGACGTAGAAAGGTCGGCTCCGTTGCCCATGATCAAATGCCTCCAACCGGCGGCTCGGTGTAATACGGGTAAACGAGGTTGTCACGGCGGCCAGTCGCCCTGACGGTCCAGGTAAGCGTGGCGCGAAGCTCGGTTTCGCCGGTCCGCTCCACCTTCACACGCAGATTCGTGACACGCGGCTCGTAACGAGTGATCGCCTCCGTAATCTGATTCGGCAGGATGACGGCGAGCGACTCGATGTTCATGAACAGGGATTCGGTGATGGTCGTACCGATGTCCTCGTTCATGACGCGTTCGCCGATGCGCGTCGCCAGGAGCCAGTAGATGCACTCCTTGACGTTCTCTTCGTATTTCGAGAGCTGCCAGTCGTTCGTCGCTGGGTCGACGGTCATGGGGAATTTGAACCCCTTGCCGAGCGTGTCGACGTCGATCAGGCTGTTCGCAAGATTCAAAACACCCATTAGTCGCCTCCCGCGCAGATGTTGGTAGCGGCCTCGATGAACGTGAAGATCGTGATGAGGGTGTCTAGGGAAGTACCCAGCGACGGAGGCATGACGCCCTTCGACATGTCCGGAGTGATTGGATAGAGACCCTGATCCTCCATCGCCTGCTTGAGCGGCGGAATGAAGGTGAAGAGCACCTCGAACAGCATGTTCAGGAGCGTGAACGTGTTGAGTAGCGCTCCGAGCTTGTCGAGAAGACTATTTCTGAGCGTTGCGGCCTGATCCGCGAGACAGGAAGACAGACCCTTGAGAAGCGGATCGATGCTCGCATCGAGAGTGAGCACGTCTCCGGCGATCGAGATATTGATGACGAATACCTTTTTGAGGCAGCGAAGGATCGTCAGCAGCAGCCGGGCGATACCGCGAATCATCTTGCAGAAGGCAATGATGGCCGTCGGCAGGATGGGGATGAGACTAAGGATGTACGGGAGGCACTTCGTCAAGAAGTCTGCGATGGCCTCCGCCATCTCCACAATCTTGCCCGGATCCGGCGGCGGACCGATGGCCTCGGGGACGGCGATGACGATCGAGATGAGCTTCACGGCACACTCGAGGAGCTTCAAAAACGGGATTAGTGGACGAAGCAAGCCCTCGAGTTGGTCGAGCGTGATGTTCAGACCCTCGCAGCATGGGTTGTCGAAAGAGAACGACGGAAGCCCGAACGGCAGCTCTACTTCGACCTTGGAGCAGTCCGGGTATTCCGAGCAGTAAATGACGGGGGTGACGATCTCGGCGAGGCTCATCAGTTGACATCCGTTTCTCGTCGCGTGACGGCGCGACCCATGAGCGAGACGGCATGCCCGACGGCGTGCACGCCCTGAGCCCCAACGGTGAGGCCGGAGCCCCCTGGATATACCACCTTGAACGTCGCGCCCTGCTTCAGAGCGACAACGAAGTCGCCGCCGGGCTGAAACCACTGCGCTCCCACGCTGTTTACGTGCACGGAGCCGTCCGCGTCCACGAAGAGCATGGTGCCACTCGGGTGGTAGTACCGGACGCGCGGGAAGCCTGGCGTGTCGTCCATCTCGAGGACATGGCCGCCCTCGCTCTGGTACACCTTGTTGTAGGGGTATTTCGGCAAGTTCGTCCGCGCCGTATCGGCAGGGATGGTGAGCGCGAGGCTCGGCCCGGCTCCGCCATTGGCGACCTGGCGCTCTTCCTGCCACGTCGGGTCGAGCTCACCCTTGCCAGCGAGCGGTGCCTTGCTCGTCTTGGGGTCGGAGCCGAGGATCCAGCCGTGCGTGTAGAAGCCGTGCGAGACATACCCCTGCTCGAACGTCACGACGACGGGCGCTCCAATAGGAGGCACGTTCAAGCCGGCGCCTTTCGGTACGCACTCGATCCAGTGTTCGTCCACGTCTTCGTCGCCGAGGATGGCGGGCACGTGAACCTTCACGCGTCCAAGACGTGCGGAGTCCTCGCGGTCGCGCACGAAGCCGAGATACTCGCCGTAATAGCGATTCCGGCCCTCCTCGACGATCGGGTCTTCCCAGGGCATTACGTTCGCGATGGGTCCAACAGCCATGATTACCTCGGTACGGGTTGCGGCGCCCCCTGCGGTGCAGGTACGGGCTGGTTCCTTTGGATGACTTCGCTTTTTCCAGAAGAGGCGTTGACGATCACGGTGGGTGCCGCGTTCTTTCCGCCTCCGGTCGACTTGTTGTTCGTGTTTGCTACGTCCTTCTTTTGCGCATTAGTGGAGTTGCGCTTCCAAGAAACCTTCGTGCCGGCAGCGCTGCCGGTGATCTCGTGATCGGCCTCGGCGACATACCACTTGCCGGCGAGCGGTTTCTCGACGCCCTGGATGTCGAAGATGAGACCCTTTGCGAGCGATGGCGTGAGCGGGTGCTCGGAGTCGGCCTCGTTGGCCTTGTCGAGGATCTGCTGACGCTTCACCGCGGCAAGCTTCTGCGTGTCGGCATGGGCCGGGGCAGGCGTCGCGAGGGGTTTGGCGACGACCTCGGCCTGGCCCGTCTGCGCGTTGATGACGACGCGGTAGTTGTCCTTGTTGCCGAGACCCGGGCTCTGCTTCGAGGCGTCCTTGCTGGTCGCCTTGTCGCCTTTTCCCTTCTCCGCATCAGTGCCCGCGACGCCCGAGACGTACGGGCCGAGGCTCTTCACCTTCGGCTTGAAGCTTTTGAGGTAGCTCCACTCCGACGGGTCGTCGTAGTAGACGAGCCGCGCCTGCGGGACGTCGTCGTAATTCTTCTTACGATAGAAAAGGCACGGCGGATCGTCCGCGACGGACACCTCGAAGTCGTTGAGCGCCGCGAGGTCACGAAGGAACTGGATGTCGTTCAGGTCGATTGGCTGAATCCACGCCTTCTTCGGCACGTCGTTCGAGTCGTCGACACTCGCCTTCATGCCATGCTGCTTGGCGATCCTCTTGGCGATCTCCGACGACTTGATCTTGCCCCAGTTCTTCGCGCTCGACATTTGCGAAGCGGTGAGCGTGTAGTCGAAGAGCGTGACGCTGAGCGTGCACTTGTCCGCGTAGACGGGCTCCACGTTGCGAAGGATGCCGACCATGATGGGCGATAGGTCGTTGAAGTAGCCGAATCGGAATTTCCAGATCGTGTTGCCCATGAACCGAGGGTCCTCGGCGAGCGTACGATCGTCATTCCGGAACGTGATGTGCGTTTCGGTCGCCTTCGTCAGGGATTCCTTCACCTTGAAGCTCGTGATCTTGCCGTACAGGTCTTTCGCATCCTTGAACACACCGTTCTCTTCGATCGAAATGAAGAGCACGGGCGCGAAGTTGCGCCGGTTCCAGTTCGCATGACCGGAGCCAGTCGGATTCGGCTGAGGTTTTCCCTTCTTCGCGGCAGCCATTATTCGACCAGGGTGTTGATGGGGTTGCCGAAATTGAGAGCGTCAAAGAGCGCGCGATTCGGGCTAGGCACGATGAGCCGGACCTGATCGCGGTAGACGCGGGAGACGCGGGAGAGCGTGAAAGGGATGCCGGTAGCCGGCGATTGCACGGGCGAGCACTGCACGACGCCGGTGGTCTCGTTCACGGAGAGGACGGGCACCTCCATGCTGACGAGATTCGTGACGTTGAGGTCCTCGAGCTTGAGCACGTCTCCGCGGCGCACCTTCTTCGGATGAGCCACGGTGAATTGTGAAATGCTCGTCGAGCCCGCGATGTTCGCCGTGAGCTGCGTCACGTACTTGTATTTGACGGGCGAGCGTAGCTCCGTGAACGGGTCGAGAATCTGCGAGTAATCCGCGATAATCCACCACCGGCGTCCGTCGCCGAGCTTTCGCCAAGCGATCCGGCTCCACGTATCCTTGTCGGATGGCGTGTACTCCTGGTTGTCGGCGTGGATGATGTTGACGAGCGTTTGGCGGATGTCCAGGTGCTCGCGCTCCACGAGGAAGCCCGCAGCGTCGGTCACCCGCATGATCGCGGAGTAGTTGTAGCGGCTTTCGCGTCCGATGGTCATTTGGCCCTCTTCAGAACGATACGCGGACGGAGAGCCCGTCGCAGGTTGGTCGCAAGCAACTCGATTTCTTCGATCGTCGCATCGAGCTTCATGGAGTTGGCGCGGTGCGAGATGACCCAGACGTTGCCCTTCACGTAGCCGAGATGTGGAATCTTTCGATCGAGCGAAGGACTATTCGGTCCCGGCGCGCCCTCGCTGGAAGCGAGAGGGATGCCCAGCAATGGGCACACCGCAGGGATCTCGATGTCTTCTCGTGAGAGGTCGAACGGAAGACCCTTGGCTTTCGCTCGGCGCCGGGCGTTGTAGTAGAGCACGGCCTCTTGCGAGACGTACTCAGAGCGCAATCGGCTGGCGCATCGCCCGCAAAGGCTGCTCAAGCCGTCGGTGTGGCGCCCGCTCTTGTGAAAAGGCCCGCTAGAGCCGCATTTACAGAGCTTCATCTACTTGGCCTCAAAGATGTCGTGAGCCCAGGTGTTTTCGATGACGTACTCTTTGAGAACGATGTCGCTCTTTGCCTTGGTCGGGAGCAGCTCGGGCGAAAACTCGATGATATCGTGATTCACGTCCTCCACGACGTAGAGCCCGCCGCGGAAGTACGACCCGAAGTTGAAGATCACGAGGTCGGCGCCGAGATTCCGGCCAGCATCCCCGCCTTCCGAAAAAGTCGGATTAGCGGGGTACAGGAAGTGATCGAGGAACTCGAGGTAGGCAGCGATCGAGTAGCCCTCCGGGTCTTCCTTGAACTCGGTGTTCTTCCCCGTGCCAACGGTCGCAGGAGCGGCGCTCTCCACCATCGTTGCGGCGTTGGCGAATTTCCGGCCGCGGCGCACGCGAATATCGCCGTCGTTCTGGAGCGAGAAGCTCACCTTCTTTGCCTTGCCGCTGATCCAACGAAGCAGTGGATCGGCAAAGCCGGGGATGTTGTCCTCGGCGATGCTCGCGCTCTGCGTCACCTTGACGTCGCTGGGATTGAGGTCGAATTCCAACGTGTCGCCCGTCCGGTAGTTGACGAGGCTCCCGCGCTTGACCTTGGCTGCGGTGAAATCGAGATTAGCGGCCATTAGCGTACTCCCGAGGTGCCGGTGCGGTTGTCATAGACGGCCTTCGCGACCTCTTTCTTGTCCATCTGCACGCTGACGTTGATGGGCGGCCGAGGTTGCTTGGCCAGCTCTTGTGCGATGGCCTGAGCGATGGCCCGGCCAACCTCGGGCGAAACGCCCGCGGCTGCCGAGGACGTGCCCGTGCCACCCTGAGTGTTGAGAATGCTTCCCGGCCGGGTCGGAGTGAGCGTGCGCGGAGCAGCGATGTACTGGTCGAGGTCGACGCCGCGGGGTGCCTCCTCGATAGGAGCGAGACCCTTCCCAAGCCGTTCGGCGTTCTTCTGACTGAGCGAACCATCCAGCATGAGTCGTTGAATGAACGAATCCTTTTCTTCGCCACCAAGGTCCTTGTAATTAGAGCCGAAGCCGCCGAAGCCCTGGCCCTTGCCGCCAAGAGCAGCGAACTTCGGACGGGTGACGGCCACCTCAGAACGCCAGAGCGGTCCGGTTTTCTTCTTTTCGTCGTCAGAGCCAAGCAGCTTGTCGAGGTGCAGGGCCTTTGCCAGCGATCCGTACTTCGAGAGCTGCTCAGCGACGGATTTGACGACGAGCTCGATGGCTTTGAACATCAGGTAGAACGGGGTGAGATACACCTTCACGACGCTCCAGATGACCCCACCGACGACGATCGCGACGCGGGAGAACAGTACGAACGCTCGAATGAGCTGCACGGTAAACTTGCCGAGGTCGATGAGAATGTCGGCCATTCCCTCGCCGGCCGCGACCCACGAATCCGTCGATGCCTCGCTCGCGTTTTGCGCCGTCGTCGTAATGCCGAGCGCGTCGCCAAGCTCGTACATGAGGTCTTTCACCTCGTAGAAAAGCGGAATAATGACGGGTCCGATGACCTCGGCCGCCCTGTCCATCTCGACGTTGAACGCGTCCCAAGCCTGGTTGACGTTGTAGATAACCTTCTCGATCTTCACGAACGTGTCCCAGAGACCAGCCTTCTTGAGTTTCTCCGCAGTCCCGAGGCTGATCTCGGACGTCTCACCGTTGAAAGTCGAGATGGCTTCGCTCACGGCCTCGAAAAGGATCTTGGCCTTCTCGAAGAGGCTGATCGGTCCGTCAGCACCACCCCAGCCCTCGCTGATCATGTCGCCGGACGCTTTGAGTGCGACGCCGATGCCAACGGCCACAACTGCCAGGGCGGCTAGGAGGGGTGCCATTGCAACAAGACCGGCAGCAACGCCGAGAATGACCTCCCAGCCAACGGCAAGGATGGCCGACACGATGGCCACAATGGTCACCATGATGCCCGTGAGCACGGAGGCGAGCGTCACGAAGGCGAGCGTGACGAGGCCAACGCCGGCCGCCACCTTTGGCAGGTACGGAGCGAATTCGAGGATCTTCGTGATCCAGGTCACGAACTTAGCCCCCTGCTGGATGCCCCAGGCGATGACCGTCGCAAGTGTGGTGAAGCCGTCCGTGAGAGCCTTCATCGCAGCCTTGTTCTGGACGAGGCCAGTCAGTGCCGAGACGAACTCCTGCACGGCCTTGGTCATGATCTTCAGACCCGGCATGCCCGCTTCAGCCCGAATCTGCTGAAGCAGGTCGGGGATCTGCGCGATGTTCTTATTCCAGTTAGCCGCTTTTTCCTGACCGGCGCCGCCGTACATCTTTCCCAGCTCGGCGACGAGGGCGTTGTACTTCTCCTGCGGCTCCTTCAGGCCCTCGATCTTCTTCTTCCACTCGGTGATCTTGTCCTTCGGGATGTCGAAGCGGTCTTGGAGGCTCTTCCACGACCCGGAAAGCGCATTACGTACGGACACGATGACGTCGTCGGCGCTCTTTCCGACGGAGTCGGCCGTGTCCTGGAGAATGGCAAGAGCACGCACGGTGCCGCCCGTTCGTGACTCGAATTTCTGAGCCTCCTCCGACGCTCCGCCGAACGGATTGATGTGCATGCGGCCCATCGATGATGCCAGCTTGGACACCTGATCGAAGGTGAACGTCAGGTCGGCTGCGTCCTTCTTCACCTGCGAGTAAACGCTTTCCCAGTCAGCGCCAAAGGCGAAACGCATCTCAGCCTGCGAGTCCTCGAAGAGCGCCGCATCGTCGACGATACCCTTGATGAAATCATGTGCCTCGGCCTTCATGTTGGAGACCATCGCCGAGAACTTCGCGTTCACTTGGCTGATCTTGTCCGAGAACGTGGAGAAGAGGCCCGCTCCTAGCTTCTTATCCACGTCCTCGATTCCACCGTTGGCCTTCTCGAGGCCGCTCGCCATGGCGCCGGCTTCCTGCGCAACCTTGCTGATGCCCTGCGCGATCTTGTCGAGCTGGGCGGGAGCGTTTCCTACAACTTCGATGGTGAGCAGGTAGCGGGACATGTTTACCTCTGAGCTTGCTTTTCTGCGTCTAGTCGCTTTTCTTCACGGGCTACGTAGAAGAGTCGCTCTTCGATGCTGAGTCGCTCGACTTCGCTTGGCTGCCATCCGAGCCTTGCTGCCAAGAAATGAGTGTCGGCCCACCTTCGCGGTATGGGGTCGCCGTCCTCGTCTCGGACGTAGCCCCCTTGCGGAAGAAAAAATGTTTGGCGTCCACCGGGATGTTGTCCTTGTACGCCTTCGTGCATTTGCGGCAGGTCATCATGACCTCGGTGTCGATGCCGCCGCTGGTGGCGTCGATCAGCTCGCGCATGGCAGAGCGCGTACCGCCGTCGAACTTCTGGAGCGTCTTCGGGTCCAGATTCTGCGCGTCCACGCCGTCGTACTCGAGCAGGTAGAGGCCCAGCTCACGCGTCGCCCGCTGCTTCGGATAGTCGGACCGGATGGCCTCGAGCATCTTCTGGTCCTTCATGTAGAGCGGCCGGAAGGAGAACGTGACGTCTCCGTAGCTCCACTCGCGCTCGGGCAGAACATCGCCGTTCGCTCCGAAAGGCTTGGGGGCGTTTTCCAGGGTCGCGATGAACCTGTTCTTGCCGCGGTGCTCCTCCGGCTGCGCATCGACGCGGAGGGTGTGCAGATTGATGGCATGCTTTCCGATCGTCTCGCACGCCGGGCACTGGTGTTCGTAGACGTATTCCGGTGAGAGACCCCACGCGCGCAGCTCGACGAGCACATACGAAAGGTCGGCCGCGAGAAACGGACCGTCGTAAATCGCGCTAATGAGCTTAGGGTCATCAACGCCGCCGAGCGACACCGTGCAGTTCTTGAGGATCTGGAAGAGGACGGTCCCCTTCTTCAACTCCTCCTTGTCGACGAGAAGGTCCTCTTCCTGTCCTCCGAGCTTCCTAATCTCCATTCGGCGAATGAACTCGCCGTTGTTCGTGAATCCGTTGGGGAGGGTGATCTGCTTGATCCGCATGATGTGTTCCTTTTGGTTCCAAACGAAAAGGGCCTCAACCCGGCAGGGAAGAGGCCCATTTCTGTAGCTCCCTCAAGGGGAGCCGTCCGAGGTGTCAGTATACCGTATCACGCTCAGGCGCTGGTGACCAGGCGGAAGCCCTCGTGCGCCAGAGTGCAGGATTCGATGCTGTTGTTGCTCTGCATGGCGTCGAGGTCGGCCAGGGGCTTCACCTCGGAGGGCCAGCATTGCACGAGGCGCCAGCGGTATCGCTCGACGGCCTCCTTGTCGAACTGCACGACATCCACGTTGCGCCGGAACGCACGCGGGCTCTGGGCCTTCTTCGTCGAAACGTTGAAGACCTGGAGGTACCAGTTCAGGACGTCCCGGTCGCCGAAGCCAGCAGCAAAGATCTGGCCTCGTTCGAGAGTGACGTTCGGGAACTTCGTGATACCGGGGCTCTTCTGGACGGTGCTGTTCTGGCCGCCCTCGCGGTATTCGACGATGTCGGTCTGGGCAGCGAGGCCCGCGACCTTCGAGAAGCCGAAGCGCGCGAATTGAGCGATCTCGACGTGGTAACGAAAGACCTTCATGGGGTCTTCCGCATCCGTCCGGTTGAAGGTCTGGAGGAACTTGGGGAAATTGACAATAGAACGCATTAGACGATCCTCCTTTCCTTAGGCTGCAACCTGCGCGGTGCCGCGCTGGTCCTGTTGGATGTTGATGACGAGGTTCTCGGTGGTCTGCGGGACGTTGACCGCCACATCGCAGAACATCTGCTGGTTCTTGACGATGATGTCGGGGTTGTTGCTCTCGTTGCAAACGACCGTGAAAGCCTCGTCCACGGTGTCGCCCGTGAGCGTCTTCTTGTTCCACTCGTTCTCGAGGAATTGGTCGATCGCCCGCTTCACCTCCGCACGCGTCTCCGGCGTGTTTGGCTTGAAGATGACGAAGCGCGTTCCGATCAGGAGCGACTGCTCGAGGTAGATGAACGTGCGGCGAATGTGGATTTGGTTGAATTCGCCCGTCTCGAGGGTACGCGAGCCCATGATGCACTGGCCCACGTCCTCGATGTCCTCGATGGGGTTGATGTTCGCCGGGTAGAGAAGATCCTTGTCCGCATCGGACAGGACGCGCTCGACACCGTACGTTCCCACGAGCTTGCCCTGCGTCTCGCCCGCCGGAGCGTTCGCGACACCGAGCTCCCGATCCGTCGCCGCCATGCGCCCCATCGCGAAGCCTTCCGGCGCCGTGACAGCGAGCTGGTTGGTGACGGGGCTCAGGGTCTTGACCCACGGGTAGTACATCACGCCGTAGCTCGAGGACCCGATGTTGTCCGCCTTGTACGTGACGGCAGCGGAAACAGCGGTGTTGAGCGGAGGAGCGATGATGGCGATGCAATCCTTTCGGTTCTCGCAGTACTGCACGAGAGCCTTCGAGACAGCGCCGGCCGTGGTGCCAGTGACACCCGGACAAGCGAGCATGCGGATGCGCTTGTTCTTGTCGTACGCGTAGAGACCCGTCGCCGAGCCCTGCGAGCCGATGTAGTCGTTGTCCGCGAACGTAGAGAACTCGTCGCCGCCCGCGAGCGCGTCGCCGAGGGACGTATCCGTATTGATGGGCCGCGTATCGATCGTACCGTTGAACGTGACGGCCGAGTCGGTGACGGTGACCGGAATCTCGTCGTCATCCACATTGATGCGGGTGACGAAGTAGTTCTTCTTCGAGAGCGGAGAGACCCGAAGGCCCTTCTGCGGTCCGAAGACGGTGCCGCCCGCGTAGAGAACCGTGAACGAGAACGTCTCGACGGTGACGGAGGTGGTAGCAGCCGCGAGCCCGCCGACCGGGACGGTCACGGACGTTTGCGCGTTCACGACGCCGTTTGCGATGCCCGCCACGACGATGCGGACGGTGTCAGGACCAACCGAATCGTAGAGCAGGACGGTGTCGCCAACGGTCAGCTTCGAGCAGATGCTCGTTCCGAGCGCGAACTGGGTCGTTGCGCCGGCCGCGATGAGCGTCGGGATCGTCGAGCTGATCTTGTTGTCTTCCTTCGTCACCAGGACGTTGAAGTTGTTCGAGTCGAAGCCTTCGCCCTTGGCCGTGACGACCATGACGTCGTCGGCGCCGCCCGTGATGGTGAGCGTCTTGGATGCCTTGGTGTTGGCCGCACCTCCGCCCGACGAGCCGAGGACACGAGTGATCCAACACTCGCTGCCGCCGTTGTCGAAGAACGCCTTGACGTTCTCCGCCATGTAGCTGTTCTGGTCGTACGAGCCGAAGATGCGCTGGTACTGGGGAAAGCTCGTAATGCGAATTGCCTTGTTGGCGGGTCCGCGGAGCGTCTTGCCCAGGAAGGCACCAACGCTCGTGGGCACACCGCGAATCTGCGGAACGCCTGCCCGCAGCTCACGGATGCGGACTCCCGGCGACGAAAATTCAGCCATCTTATCCTCCTTGTTCTTGGTTGGTTACTGGGCGGGGTTCCGGGAGTTCTGTTAGCCCAGGGACAGGTTGAGTCTACGCGACCGGACGGCATTCACAAGCTCGGCACGTTCCGTGTTATCGAGGTAGCCCTCGACGAGATACGTGAAGACCTTCGTGTATTGCCGCTCGATCCCTGGCACGCCCGCACGTACAGCCTGGCGGGAGTCCAAATCCGAGTAGTTCTGAAAAATCACGTCCCACGACCGGTACGTTCCGTCCCGAAGTGGCACGCGGATGAAGTCACGAGGCTCGAAGACGTTCGCGTAGACGTGCTCGACCATGAAGGCCGAGAGGGTGTCGTCGTCGCAAAGCGCTCTAATCTCGAACATGACGTCATACGGGTGCATGACAGCCCGCTGTTTCAGCATGATCGGACCTTTGCGCGTCTCCGGGTTGCCCTCCTCATCCACGTCCTCAACATCGACCTGGGTGTGAGGGATGTATTCGCGCGCGTAGTCGCCCTTGTACGCCTTCGAGTCGAAGACGAACTCGGTGAAACGCGGTTTGAAGCTAATTACGTTGCACGTGAACGAGGGGAAGAGGCTCTTCAGCTCCCGACCCGATGGGTCGATGAAGTAGATCGGAACCTCCACGCCAGCGATGTCCACATGCGCGTTCGGCCGGAACTGGGTATCCAGCTCGGCCGATCCGGTCACGATGTGCTCGGGCAGCTTGGGAAGTTCGGGAACGAACGTCTTTGGCTTCCCTTGCAGCCTCGCGATTACCGCTTCAGCGACGCCCAGATAGCCCATTTACGATCCTTTCCCCGAGCGTCGGGAGCTTGAGCTCGATCCAGCGACCGAGCGGACGGAGGTGAGGACGTGCAGGAACGGACGCGTTGCCGAATTCGAGGACCTCTGCCAGCTCCTCGTTCGACATGTTGTCATTCATACCCGTCGGGCCGATGTTCGTCTCCAGGCCATTCGTCTCAGCCTGGTAGCTGTCGATGTACTTGCCGCTGTCGATGAGCGGGGGCTTGCCGTTGTCCCGCCGTTTCGCCGGCAGGTTGTAGTCGTTCGCCCAGACCGCGCGCTTTAGCTCCGCGATCGTCTCGAGGGAAAAAGCATGCAGCTCACGCGACGCGACCTCCTCGAAGCGGGCAGCCCGCTCCTGGAAGTCGTCGGATCCCTCTTTGAAGCCAGAGGCCGAAACGCGCAGCTTGATGCCAGCCATTACGTGTACTTCCAAGCCCGGACGGCGATGTCGCGGAGCCCGTTGGGGTGAACGAGAACGATGTCGAGGAAACGACCGATGAATTGCGGATTAGTCATGCCCGGAGTGGTGATCTGGATGACGCCTCCACCCTGGTCGGCGAGAACACATTCCTTCCCGCCGATGAAAGCCTTCGTACCAGGGACGTACCCGGTGAGCTGGAGAAGGACGTACGTGCCGCCAGCAAGCGGACCCGAGGTGACGTCGATCGCGTCGCCGGCAAGAGAGCCGTCGGCGTTGCGTTTGAAGAGCGTACGCACGGAGCGCGTGTGAACTTTCTTCACCTCGGACGGCAGAATCTCGCCGTTGATGTCGATGAGATAGAGCCGGTAGTAATAGTCCATGTCCGGCTCGAGGGGTTCGCCCAGAGCCACCATCGTTCCGCCCGTGGGCGTCGCCGGGATGTACCCATCGATGAACGTGGTCATCGTGACGCTCGCGCCAGCCATCTCGGCAGCCGTCCAGAAGAAGAACCCGTCGAACACGGGCGACGTCATGTATTCGCCCGAGTGCACGCCGAG